GAAAATATATTTGGATCTGCAACTGGAACAACATCTATTCTATCATCAAAGTCTGCTTGTTTAATATTTCTTTGACCACCTACAACATCGTAAGGATATTCTGGTGGTAAATATTGAGATACAACTTTAGATAATAATTTAAATTCATCTTTCATAGCTGCATAACATCTTTTGTGTATCGCAGACATAACTCTAGATCCACGTTCTAGTAATGCAATCGTAGTTCCTACAGCTGCATTTTGATTACCGTCACCAACTTGCATGTCAGCAATAGCAGCAAATCTTTGTCCTGCTTGTACAACTATACCTAAAAGATTTAATAATGTTTGTGATGGCTCTTTGTATGGTAATGGAAAGAAAGCTTCTCTTAAATTACCACCTGGTGCATCTACATCTTTAAATTCACCTGGTTGTATTGGAGCTGCTTCATCTCTAACTCTTACGCCTCTTTGTTTAAATCCTGCAGGTAAATTAGATAATGTCCCTGCGTCTAGCAATTGACGGAGAGCCGCCGTTGCGGTACGGCTCAATCCGCCAATCATGTGAATGAGTCCAAAGCCATAAAATCCGAGTCCTGGCAGAAATTTGAAGTGGACAAAATATTGGATCTTATTTTTCTTCAGATCATTGGGCGCATAGTTCCTTCTGATAGAAAGAACTGTTCGGCTACCTTCTTCAACAGTTACGATGTAAGGTAATTTTATTCCAGTTGGTTCTCCATCAGAACCAACATCTTCGAAACCTTCTAAGTCTAAATTTACATGACACTCTAACAAAGTATAAACCGGTTCTTGTTTACCAGTTTTTTTAGTGCCATCTAATTCTCTTTCTTTTTTCTCAACGTCATTTTTTTCTACAGTTCCTGGAGGTGCTAATTCTACATCTCTATAGAAACCTGACACTTGTTGTTTTCTTAATTCGTTTTCTGAAATCTTAACTATGTGTATGATTGCTTCTGCATCATCTAAACTTGTAGCTGTGTATGGTACAACTAATTCATCTGCAGGTACAAACTTAGATACTACTCTTGCTAATGGTACGTCATAATAAACTTTTTTAAATGTAGATCCTGCAAGTGGTAAATGAAATAACATAGAATCAAATTCTGCTTCATACTCTTTCATTTCATCCATGATTAAATAATTCATGTAATCTTTTACACGAGTAGCTTGTTGTTCTGTTGTAGGATTTTTAAGTCCAATAACTTGTGTTCTTACCGGTCCATCTGCTGGTAATAATTCTTTATAAGCTTGTGCTTGAAACTGTGTAACTGCTTCTGCTAACA